CAAGCACCATGCTGGCAGCATGAAGCTTGAACTCGCGCGTATAGACCTTTCTTTCGTCCATGGAGCCTCCAAGTTGGCGAAATCATATCGCCCTTAAGAGGTGTCCGAAATTATTAGGCCAGTTCAGTTTGGCACCTACAGGATTGTCGAAGGGGGAGAAGGTATGGGCAAAGCTCTAGGTGCCTGCAAGGACTATGTTGCCCGATTTACCGATAACTACGCTGCCGGTCGTTCACTTGTTCTCTCAGGTAACGTCGGTAACGGCAAAACCCATCTCGCTTGCGCGATGGTTCAGGCAATCATCCTGGAGCATGGAGCTCAAGCGGTAATCGCCACAGCAGCCGAGATCATACGCGTCTTCAAGGGAGCCATGGATCGAAGCGCCGAGTATTCGGACAGAGATGTCCTCGACGAACTGGCGAGCTTCGACTTGCTGGTGATTGATGAGGTCGGTGCTCAAAGTGGCAGCGCGTATGAGCTCGGCGTTCTTCACGAGGTGATCGATCGGCGCTACCAACTCGTTCTGCCGACGGTAGTGGTCTCTAATCTTGTAACCGCGGATCTCGCCCGTTACATCGGTGATCGCGCGCTGGATCGTTTACGGCAGGGGGGTGGACAAGCCATCGGGTTCAATTGGGCATCTGCGCGAGGTGCTGTATGAGCCGCGAACTGTTCAGCATCGAGGCAGAGCACGGCGTCCTAGGGGCAGTCATGATGGACCCGTCCTTGTTCGACGAAATTACCAGCAAGGTAAAAAGCTCTGACTTTCATGACCTGGAGAACGCCGCGCTGTACCAGGCGATTGTCGATTGTCATGCAACGGGGGATCCCATCGATGCGGTAACCGTTGGACTGTTTCGTCCTAAGTTGCCGAGCGGTGATAGCACGCTGGCCTTCGCTGCCGAGATCGTCAAAAACATCCCTAGTGCCGCCAACTGGAAGGCGTACGCACGTCACGTTCGAGAGCGCGCTGTGCTGCGCCAGGTTGTCCAGGCTGCCGACGTGATTAGAGAGCAGGTCAGTGAGGACAGATCGGTGGCTGAGATCATCGCGTTGGCTCAGCAGGCTACTGCGGACCTACGTGACTTAGATGACGACCACCCTAAGTATCACCGCCTGGATCATGTCATGGGCCAGGCCGCTGAAGGCGTCAATGACAAACATCTTGGCCTGAGACCGGATTGGCCTTCGACCGGGCTCCAAAAGCTTGATGAGTTGATACAGGGGATTCGTCCGAAGAAGGTGACCATCATCGCCGGTCTTCCCGGTAGTGGGAAAACCACACTGGCCCTTCAGATCGCCCAACACAATGCCTGTGTTGCCAAGCAACCGTGGCTGGTTTTCTCGATCGAAATGCCGGGAGAAGAGTTGGGGGTGCGCGCTATCGCGTCACTTGGCGGCGTGGACCTGCGACGGCTAGACAATCCGGAGAAGATGCAGGGTGAAGACTGGGCTCGAATGGTCGGAGCCGTAGCCAAGGCGCACGGAGCGCCGCTGTTCATTTGCGATGATCCACATCAGACACCAGCGGGTATTCGATCAACCGCAAGGCAATGCCAGCGTGAGCACGGCCTGGCCGGAATCATGGTCGACTATCTGGGGCTCGTTCAGTCAGAGAGACGAGGTCGGACAAGAAGCGAAGAGGTCGGTGCGATCAGCAAGGCGCTTCTCCGCCTGGCCAAAGAGCTTAATGTCCCGGTCATTGAGCTCTCACAGCTGAACCGTGACTCCACGAAGCGTGTCGGCAAGAGGCCTCAGGCGAGTGACTTGCGAGACTCTGGTGAGATCGAGGCCGACGCCAGCTGCATCATCCTGGTTCATCGAGACATGGATAGCGAGGAGGGTCAAAACGGGGTCACTGAGTTGATCATGCCCAAGTGTCGGCACGCGAAGGTTGGTAGCTGCCTTGTCCAGCAACAAGGGGAATATGGGCGCTTCGTGGACTTCTGCGGTAATTCGTATCCATCCGATGAAGAGGTCGAGATGAATCGTCCCTTCGTTAGCAAGTACAGGGGGAGCGTCAAATGAATGACCGAGTGACTGCAATGCTTCCGCGCAAAAGCTTGAGCAATCTTGAGCGCCGGTTCTTGAAGATCGCCGGTGAAGAGCTGGCCAAGGTCAAAGTTGGCGGTCCCAACGCGCTGGCGTGCTTGCTCGACATGGTTGCCTCCTGGCACGGCATGCGAGCTGAAATCGGATTTCATGATTACGGTCAGCGATGGCTGATCGAAGGCAACGCCAAGAACAAACCCGCCGATCGGTTGTTGCGTGACCTGTTTGGCCTGAGCGATCCAGACCCGAGGAAGGCCGCATGAAGAAGCGAACATACATCGGTAAGGCCTTGGGAGACACCGAGTGGATGCTGGAGCAATGGGGCTATTGGCGGATGGATGGCATGGGGGTGCCACGGTACGTTTCCCCGCTCTATGCCTTGATGCGCGACAACACACAGTGCCATGGAGGCGTGAAGGAATATTCAGTGACCGATGATCTGGCCCTAGTGCTGGATGGGGCAGTCGCTCGACTGACGAAGCGCGATCAGCAGATGGGAAATTTTATCTGGCTCTACTTCGGCGCTAAATGGCCGGCATTGCGCATCGCAAGGGAAAACGGCATGGGTGAGGCGAAGGCACGTGAGGTCATTAAGGCCGGAGTCGCTTGGATTGACTCTGCTCTGGAAACGATTCGCGAGGCCGCGTAAAAAAGTCCTTTCCTCGCGGATAACGAACTGTTTTCATGGCACGGTGTTCAGCTTTTCAAGCGCGACTTCTCAGAGAAAGCCCGGCCATTGTGTCGGGCTTTTTTTGTAGCTACCCACAACCCTCTCCGCAGGTAGGGAAAATTTCAAGTTTTGGGATTGGATGCCGACAATGTCGTAATGCCATCATTTCTAGATGAACATTACGAAAAATAGGGAGTAACAAAATGTCGGATGCTTCGTGGTATTACGCGCTGAACGGTTCGCGAAACGGACCGTTCACATTTGAGCAAATGCAAGGTTTTTTGAACACGAGCACCATTAGCGCAGACACAAAAGTATGGTCAGGTGAAGGTGATTGGGTCAGTTTGAAAGACACTGACTTGTCTCAAGGCATTCAACGACCATCTGGTCCGCCCCCTTTGGCCGCGACGGAAATCGATAATCGTTTTGTATGGGCACTCGTTGCTGTTCAGTTGACAGGCGGGATAGTCGAATACTTGTCAGGTATCAGTATTTGGTGGGCTTTCCTCATCTTCAACGTAGGCCTTTGTGTTTTCGATGAGAAGCGATTGAAAGCTGCCGGCCATCTAGCTCCGCAAAGCTTCTGGGCGGTCCTTGTCCCGGTATATCTCTGGAAGCGAGCAATGCTCCTGAACCAGAACAAGAACTATTTTTACGGTTGGTTGGCTGCATTTGCTGTATCGGTATTGCTAGGAATGGTTGGAGGCGAATCGGCTCTCGAAGATGCGGCATGCCCTCTGGTCACCGAAATTATCCATAAGCAGTTCTATCAAAGCTCGTCCTGCATTGCTGTGACTATTGACGAAAAGCTAAAGAGCGGCTTGTATCGCGCAAGTGCTACTCTCGATAATGGAAATGACATCAACATCACTATCGAGAAAAAAGGTAAGCAGATCTACGTCCGGGTTCCCCAGCAGTGATCAGCTCAACTTAACCAGAAAAGCCCAGCTCCGAGTTGGGCTTTTTGCTTTTTGCAGTTCTCAGAGCCTCGGCATTCGCCGGGGCTTTTTCGTTTTCAGCTCCACCACACCCATCGCTCCAAGCTGGGAGTGCTTGTTGTGGCCGACCTTTCCGCAGGCGCAAGACTGATAGACCAAACCTGCCTCCATAACTGCAGAGGCAACCCATGACCACGCGCATTCGCTGCAAACTGATCTGTCACGGCATCTGGCCCCATGAGTACACCAACGAGAGCAATCCTCTCTCCAAGGTTCGCTTTGGCGCCGTGTACTCGCCCGACACCGGCAACCCCGACGACGAGAACGCCGTGTTCGGCAAGGCCACGCCCTTTGGTGAGTTCAACCTGACAATGGCCACTCATGTGGCTGATAAGCTGGAGCAGGGGAAGGCCTACTACGTGGACATCACCCCGGCCGCATAGAATCAACCAACGCCGACTGCCCGCACATGCGGGATCAATTCAAGAGCCCCGCCATTGAGTGGGGATTTTTTATACCCTGAATTCATCGCTGCCCCCTCCAGCGCTTGGCCACTCCTCAGTGGCCTTTTTTATTCCCCAACGCCGAGACCCACGAGGCGCCTATGAGATTTCAAGCCATGTCAGAGCCCGGACCGTTGACCGCATTTGGTGGTATCGCGCTCTACAAGCTCGGAGCCTTCGGGTTCGTGGCTGTGCTCGCAGCGATTGTCGTGATGGCGATGACGCTGCCGAAGACGGTTCGTGAGTTCATCGTAGCGATGATCAGCACCACCGTCTCCAGCATCTGCGGCGGAGCGTTCATCGTGCGCTGGTTCGATCTGGGCGCATGGGCGAACGACGATATCGGCTTGATTGCCATTGGTGGTGTGATCTTCGTCTGCGGCCTACCTGCATGGGTTCTGGTCCGCGCCTGGTTCAAGTGGGCCGAGAATCGCAAGGACAAGGATCTGGCCGAGCTGGCTACCGACCTGACCGACCTGAAGAAGACCATCACCAACAGCATCACGCCGCAGTAACTCGGAGCGCACATGAACCTGATTCCCCAATGGCAACAGCTCTGGAAGATGTACAGCGTGTAGATTGCCGCGATCCTCGTCGCGTTTAACGCTGCCGCGACCTACTGGCCGGCGCTGCAAGGTGTTGTGTCCCCAGGTGTGTTTGCCACTGTCAACTCCTTGCTCGGCATGGCCGTAATCCTCGGCCGCATCATCAAGCAAGATCCTCCGGCTGCTTGACATGACTCGCCAGATCAAGGTTCGCGCCTATCTGCCGTGGTGGTTCAGAGCCTATGTCCGTGCGGTCTACGCATTCGCCTACATGGCAGGGCTTGAGATTGACGAAGAGGTTATTCGCGCTCAGGCCAAGCAGCTCACTCGCTACCGCGAGATCGAATAACTGAAGGACTCCAACATGACAGCCAAGCCCGATTGGGAGCGCATAGAGCTGCTCTACCGGGCAGGATTGCTCTCTGTTCGTGAGATAGCGTCATCCCAAGGCATTACACATGGAGCCATCAATAAGCGCGCCAAGCGTGATGGCTGGGAGCGAGATCTCAAAGCCAAGGTCAAGGCCAAGGCCGATGCACTGGTATCCAAGAGCTTGGTATCCACTCAGGTATCCACGGATACCAAAGTAGCCGAGCGTCTTGAAGTTGATGCCAACGCTCAGGTTATCGCGGGCATTCGGATAAGCCATCGCACTGACATCGGCCGCTCTCGCCGTCTGCTGAACCTATTGCTGGATGAGCTGGAAGGCCTGACTGAAGAACAGGGCACGCTCAAAGAGTTGATTGCCCAGCTCAAGGATGAAGGTGAAGGCGGCGAAGGCGCTGAAATGTCAGACGTGCTCGCGCTGGCCAGCAAGATGTCCTCGTTGCCTTCGCGCACCAAGACGATGAAGGATATGGCCGAGACGCTGAAGACGTTGGTTGCTATGGAGCGCCAGGCATATGACCTGGAGAACTCGGGCGACGAGGATCCTGCTTCGGCCAGCCTGACAGTTAGCTTCGTCAAGCCATCCAATGGCAATTGAGTTCCCCGACAAGCTCGCGTTCCTGTTCGAGCCGCACCGGTACAAGGTGGCATACGGCGGGCGGGGGAGTGGCAAGTCATGGAGCTTTGCCCGTGCTTTGTTGCTGCATGGTGCGCAGAAGCCGCTGCGCATTCTCTGCACTCGTGAGATCCAGAAGAGCATCGCTGATTCGGTCCACAAGCTGCTTGCGGACCAGATCGCTGGCTTAGGGCTGGGATCGTTCTACGACGTCCAGCAGGCCTATATCAAGGGCAGGAACGGTACAGAATTTAGCTTTGCTGGCCTGCAACAGCACACCATCGACTCGATCAAGTCCTACGAGGGCGTTGACATCGTCTGGGTTGAAGAAGCCCACGCGGTAGTCAAGAAGAGCTGGGACGTGCTGCTGCCAACCATTCGTAAGCCTGGGTCTGAGATCTGGGCTGGATACAACCCACAGCTTGAGTCTGACGAGACACATCAACGCTTCGTCATTACGCCGCCACCTGACTGCGTGTCAGTGCTGATGAACTACAGCGACAACCCTTGGTTCCCTGAAGTCTTGGAACAGGAGCGGTTGCACGCCAAAGCGACCATGAAGCCCGAGCAATACGCTCACATCTGGGAAGGTAAGTGCATGCCGGCAGTCGAAGGCGCCATCTACTTCGAGCAGATGAGTCAGGCCGAGTCGCGCATCAGCAACGTTCCGCACGATGGGCTGCTGAAGACGCACGTCATCTTCGACCTGGGCTGGAATGACGCGATGACGATCATCCTGGCGCAGAAGGTGGCCGGCGAGATTCGCATCATCCATTACATCGAAGGGCATCAGCGCACGCTGGCTGAGTACAGCGCTGAACTCAAAGGCCTGACGCTCGATGGCCAGCCGATCAACTGGGGCCATGTCTATCTGCCCCACGACGGCTATGCCAAACGCCACCAGAGCGGCAAGTCAGACGCCGAGGTGATGGGTCAGCTTGGCTGGTCTGTCCTCCCAGTACCAAACATGCACGTAGAGCAGGGTATCAACCGTGTTCGCGAGGTCTTCCCTCGCACTTACTTCAACCGTGACCGCACGGCTCGCCTCGTGGAGTGCCTCAAGCGCTATCGCCGGCAGATCAACCAACAGACGAACGAACCTGGCGCACCGCTGCACGACGAGTACAGCCATGGTGCTGACGTCATGCGTTATCTCGCCGTGGTTGCTGACCAGCTCAGTAACGACGAGTGGGGCGGCCAACTCAACTATCCAAAGCTCTCCAACGCATAAGGGCACAGCATGACAAAGGGTCTGACCGAGGACGAACTCAAAGCCCTGGTCGGGGCCGAGTCACGCCAGGCGCTTGGGTATTCATCGTCGAAGCTGAGCAATGCGCGGCAGAAGTCGATGTATTACTACCTCGGCATGCCTGTTGGTGATCTGTCGCCGCCTGAGGTTGAGGGGCGCTCGTCTGTTGTATCGACCGACGTGCGCGACACCATTGAATCGATGCTGCCTCAGCTGATGGTCACCTTCGTGGGCTCCGATACCGTGGCCGAGTTCGAGGCGACCAAGCCCGGCGACGAGCAGAAGGCTGAACAGGCCACCGAATACGTCAACTACCTCTTCTACAAGAAGAACAACGGCCACCGCATCGCTTACACGTGGATGAAGGACGCGCTGCTTCAGAAGAATGGCATCGTCAAGGTCTGGTGGGACACGCGCAACGAAGAGACGCGAGAGGAATATCGAGGTCTGTCCGAAGTCGAGCTGACCCAGCTTCTGGAAGACGACGAAGTCAAGGTGGTCGAGCAGTCGACCTCTGTTGACGAGGATGACCAAGAGCAACGCCAGCAGGCCATCATGCAATTGATGCAGCAGGCACAGGCTCAACCGCAGTCTGCGCCTCAAGTCATGCAGCAAGTCCAGATGATCGAGGCTCAGCCGCCAAAGCTGGTCTACGACGTCGTCTGCAAGCGCACCAAAACCGACGGCAAGGTATGCATCGAGAACGTTCCGCCTGAAGAGTTCCTGATTGCCCGCGACGCCAAGGACATTGAAACCGCCTCATTTGTAGCCCATAGGGTACGGCGCTCGCGCTCCGAACTGAAGTCCATGGGCTACAAGAACGTGGATCAGCTCACCTCGCAGGATGGTGATTCGGCGGTGAACTCAGAGCGTATCCAGCGCCTCAGCTGGAACGACGAGAACGCGGCCTCGGACAATGACGGCGAGGGCGACAAGAGTCAGGACATGATCTGGGTGCTTGAGGCCTACATGCGCTGCGACTTTGACGGCGACGGCATTGCCGAGCTGCGCAAGGTCACGATGGCTGGCAATGAGTTGCTCGACAACGAGCCGGTCGATGCCATTCCGTTCGTATCGATCACACCGGTTCCGCTGCCGCACGAGTTCTTCGGGCTGTCCATTGCCGATCTGGCCATGGACAGCCAGAAGACCAAGACCAGCATTCTCCGCTCTCAACTGGA